ACCCATGGCGGGCATCGAAGACTGGAAAGACCGGATATCGCGGTGGACCATCGTAGAACTAGGGAGTACGATCCTACCCGCAACCTAACGATACTCAAGAAGGAGTACGACAGAGGCGATGCTACCCCTCGTATAAAATTCTACTACGCCAAAGATTTAATGGACAACAAAAAAGAGGAAGAGGCCGTCAAGATATTCGAGGAATACCTGAAGGGCCCTACCGATTATGCCCATAACAAAGTAGTGGCTTGTCTCAAGATGTACAACTATTACACGTTTTCAAAAAATGATACGGTGGCGGCGGTGTCCTTCTTGAGGAAAGCTTCCATGTACTCCAACCAGTACGCCGAAGTGTACTATTTCTTGGGGTGCTATTACCAGGATCAGGGGGACGTGCAGGAAGCCGAACAACTATTCCTCACCGCCAAGTCCAAGGACCCCCAGGGGCTCTTTGGGGCTAAGCCCGCCTTTTATAAGAAGTACCCACTTGATAAGCTCATGAAGATTTACCACGACAGGGGGGAATACAAAAAGTCCTTAGAAGTGGTAGAAGAGTTTTTGATGCATTACCCGGAGGATGCCAATTACCAGAGAAATAAAATCTTTCTCACCGGTAAAGTAGATGGCCCCATCCCCGACCCCGAGCCTGTAAGAGCCCCTAGCAAACCCCATGAAGAAGTCAAGGTGGCTTGGTTACTACGGTACTTTAATCCCGTGGATCCGTCCCAGCGTATAAGGCGCCTAAACATCCACCAGGAAATGCAGGAACAGGGAGTGACCTCTGTACTCTTTACAAATTACCAAAAGGCTGAGAGGTCCTGGCTGCTAGACCAACTATCCTCCAGTAACGTGGTGGTATCTTCCGTTTTTGACGAGGAAGAGTATGGCCTAATTCAGGACATCCAGGCTAAGGGCATAAAAGTCGTAGTGGATCTAAACGAAGACTTGGTGGGTAACCCCCTGGTCCAGAAGATCCTGGGTGTCGCTGACGCGGTGATAACTTGTTCCTCGGCTCTTTTAGAAAAAGCCAAACCTTTCTCCAAAAAATTGGCTGTGGTTGAAGACGCTGTGGAAAAAGTGGAAAAGAGCCACGACCATTTCCTCCGTAGATTTGATCAGGACGGGGTACCCCTAAACCCGGTGGCTCTCTACATGGGTATGGGTGGTAATTCCTTTTTGGTGACAGACTACCTTAAAGATGTTATAGCTGAGGCGGGTTATGACCTGGTGGTGTGTACCGAGTGGGATAATGCCGACGAAAAATGGGAATTAGAAACATGGCAGGAAGTCATGTCCCGAGCTGATGTGGTTCTGTGCCCCCAGCGGGTTGATGTGCAGCCGGCAAAGTCCAACATTAAGGCAGCGCAGGCCATGGCCTTTGGCATCCCAGTGGTGGCTTCACCTCTGCCTGCCTACAAGGAGTTCATAGAACCCGGTCGCAGTGGTTATATCTGTGACGGTAAAGGGGAATGGTTACAGGCCCTCAGAGAACTCAAGGACATCAAGAAGCGTATACAGGTCGGCCTCAACGGACAGGATGTCGCTCAGAAATTTTCTGTGGACGCCATTACCAAGAAATGGGTAGCCAAGGCGGACCAGATTGTCAATAGCGTACCTGCGGCGTTACCTGCGGTACCCGCCGTTACAGCCCCTGCACAACCTACCGAGTCCCTGGCCCTAAAGCAGACCGTACCCATTGTTATCCCCGTGTACAATGAAGTGGAATACCTAAAGGCCTGCGTAACATCCATTCATATGAACACCCTATACCCGTACCATATTGTGGTATCGGACGCGGGTAGTAATGAGGACACCTGGGCTTACCTGGACACCCTTAAGGGTATAACCGTTCTGGGTAGCAGAGGCGTTAGGAAAAACTTCTCGGAAGCGGTAAACGATGGAGTGTCCGCCACGGGGGACTCCCGTTTCTTTGTCATTCTAAATTCTGATGTACTAGTATCGAAGGGGTGGCTAACCAACATGGTTAAAAAGATGGAGACCACCGATAGGTTGGCCGTCTGTGGTGTGCTATCCAATTGTGATAGGGGTTGGCTACACAGCAATCCCCGTGACCCGCAGTCACCCGTTTTCAACATGAGACTTCCTTCAAGCGGTTTAGAGCTAGTCCCCGGTATGAAATACGATCAAATCATCCCGCGCCTGGATGAGCTAAACGCCTTCATGGAAAATTCGAACAAAGAGTTGGAAGGCAAGTATATGGACCAAGCGTGGGTAGCCTACTATGCCACTATCTTTGCCAAGTCCGCTTGGAACGACGTGGGTTACCTGGATCCCCAGTACCAAAATGGATGTGAGGATCTTGACCATGCCCGAAGGATTTCTAAGCAGGGGTACCGCATAGGGCAATCCCTGGACTCTTTCGTTTACCATTTTGGTGGCATCTCCCGAGGGGCTTACCAGGGGGAAAACAAGGAATCCTATGATAAGGAAGACGCCTACAACCACCAACTGTTCCACAAAAAGTGGGAAAAGAAAGAAGTGGTTATCTACACAGGACCAGCGTGGGAGAAGTGGGGTCGTGAAGACGTAGACATGGGTATGGCTGGGTCGGAGACTTGGGCCGCTGAGCTTTCCGCTGAGTTCAGCAAGAGGGGCTACAGGACCACTTTGTTCGGGGACCCTAAGGTAGAGGAAATAGATCGGGACGGTGTCAGTTACTTACACCACAGCCGGTTCAAAGATTATGTAGAGTACCGAAACATTGATATGTGTATCCTATCCCGTACCTGTGAGCCCTTAAAAACATTCAAGATGCACACCACCAACCTTTACGTGATGGTCCACGATGTGTGGCTCCACCACGAAAAGAGTTACGACACCATGAAATGGGCTGTCAAAAAGTTTGGAGTTCTTAGCGACTGGCACCAGAGTTTCTTTGGTACCCATCACAGCATACCCAATGACAAAATGCTGATGACCTTCAACGGCGTGCGTCATGACAACTACGGTGACGTCGACCATAGCATCAAGAAAAATAAGATGGTGTACAGCTCCTCCCCTGACAGGGGTCTAGAGTTGTTATTACACCTGCTTCCAGAAATCCGCAAGGAGATTCCTGATTTTGAAATCGACGTAGCTTACGGATTCCATAACTGGGAGTCCATGGCTAAGACTCGTGGTGATCAGGTGGGACTCGACCGTATAGAGGCCATTAAGAAGCAAATGAAGCAACCTGGGGTGAACTACCTGGGCCGCATAAACAAAAAAGAACTGGCGACTCGGCAGAAGGAGTCTAAGATTTGGGCATACCCTACGTGGTTCTCCGAGACCTTCTGCATCACAGCAGTGGAGAACGGGTTAGCCGGTAATGCTGTGGTCACGACCCCCTACGGAGGACTGTTGACCACCCTAGGACCTTCAGGATTATTCATAAAAGGTCCCGAAGGTTTGGAGCCCCACCGGTGGAGTGGGACTCCGGAGTACCAGGGTGCTTTTTTAAGGGAAGTGATAGCCCTTCTTAAGGATGAGGACTACCGCAGGGTAGAGGCCGACAAGGTGCGAGATCATGTCTCCCAGTACACTTGGGAGAGGGCCGCTGATCAGTGGGTACAGGATTCCGGCATATAATCTGCTAATGGCAGTTATAGTCACCAATCAGATGAGGTAATCAAAATGGCTAATGCAGTTTTACAAATCCTAGCTGTCTCAGAAGACAAGATTCGGATTTTCTTCGACAAAGTCCCGGGAGACGTTGCCTCCGTTAATTTGTACCTGTCCCTGACCGATGTGACAGGAAACTATGTCCAGGTAAAGAGCAACATCCCCAACATCCCCGCACGGCCTCGCGGGGATGACCAAGTAAACTTCGAACTTACCCTGGTGGAAGTTCAGGCACTGGGTGCTCCCTTCGACGGTGTGTCCTTCGCGAACACCCCACTCTTCTTGCGTGCCACAGAAGTAAGCGCTGCCGGCGTGGAGAGTGCGATTGCTTCCGCTCTGACTAGGGCGGTGGGTGTCGTGGGCGTGACTCCAGGCTACGTCCGTGATAACCCCGTAAGTAATGCCCATAACTATGGTTACTCCCCAGCTGCATCAGGTTGGGCGCGTGTCACTGCAACGGCTCTGGGGGCCCTATCCACTTCCGCAGTGGAATACTATGAGGACAACTGGGTAATAGACCGGACCATCGATACGGGTAATGTGGTGGAGGAGCTCATCTACCGTGCTAGTGACCCCTCGGGCGCCTATGCCAAGAAGATCGTCTACACAGCACCGTTCTCTACTGACGGAAAAGCCACCAAGGTAGAGTACCAAGATGCTGTTAAGCCCTAGGTTATCCTAAAAGAAGAAAACCCTATAATCTAGTATTATGGGGTTTTTGTTTGTCACGAAAGTGGAAACTCCGGTAATGTTAGGTTCGCTCCTACAGTGCCGGCGGAACTGTAAAAGCCTACCAAGGAGTATACCATGGCTCTCAACAAATACAGCCTCATCACGTACCGCGGTGTCGACGTCGGCGCTCTGTACCTCGAAGACATTCAACAACGCTCACAACTTGGCGCCGGCCGTCAACGTGTTGTGGGTCAAGACCTGGTGATCAACTTCAGCGACGAAATCGCTTTGGTGAACACCGGTGAAGTGCTCATGTCCGAAGAAAAAGGAACCTTGAAGCGTTTCGCAACTGCCAACGATCCTGAAGTGGCCAAGATGGTGGAAGACGCAGGCGGAACCGTGTACTACGGTACCGACGGTAACCCTACCGGTCTGGCTGCCCCCATCACGATCACCGGTATCGATGATCTCGCTGGCGCTACGGGCCTCTCTCGTGCCGGCACTGTCGGCACCAAGACTGACCCCAGCAACACTGTGGGTGACTTCTAATCCTTTTTTGGATTGGTTGATTGGTTAAAAGCCGGGGGGAGACTCCCGGCTTTTGTCGTGTCATACTCTTTAAATATCGGTTTTTAGGCGTATATCCATCGAAGACGGGTAATACCTTATTGCCCGAAAATAAAAGCATATAGGGCATAACAGAATGGCAAACGAATTAGACGAGTATAAGACTTGTGATCTGTACCTGGCTGCAAGCATCCAAGCTTCAGGTTACAAAATGACCAAGAACACCCAGGAAAGAGAAAGGGTGTATTTCCACTACGACAATAATGGAGACCTAGTCTCCCGAGTAACCCAGGAGTATCTGGCCCATCGGTTGGAAGTGGATGCTTTGGCATTGGTGGACAATATCCGCTCTTTAAAATCTCTCTGTGCAGAGATCAAAAGGGGTAATGGAAGACAGCGTACGGGGAGGTCATTCTAACATGCTGAACACTCAACAGATTGCAGAAAGCGTCAAGGCGCTGGAAGGGTCCTTTAAGATAGGTGACCCATCCCTGGAAGAAATTCATGACGCCGGTAACCGGGAAGTCCTGGGGCTATCTGACGAGGACTTCACGTTGTACGCCCACATGTCCGCTTCTTACGAGGGAGAGCCCCCTGAGGACATCCGCGTGCTTAATGGCCTGGTGCTGAATATCGTTTCTGATAATTTGGATGAGTTCAATACTCAGCTGGCATTACCTGTCACGGAGTACCTCAAGGCCAACTATGGTGACGGAGACCTCTCGGATATCACAGATGGTCTGGAAGACTTTATATGGGAGAGCCAGGTGGACTATCTACCCATGCTTGATCCCGAAAACAAAAGAGTGTACTTCGACATTGAAATGCTCTTAGTGATGGAAGAGAATAAGGGGTAACCCCTTACCTCAGGATAATCTTCTAATCCAAACAGCTGTACACATTATGCTTGTGTACCTACCCCCTCTAGACCAAGAACAGCTTGGGAGCGGCTTTGGTGCCACCGGGTTCTACACTCCCCCACCGGACGTAGGGTCCACGGGGTACCTAGCTGATTTGATTACCCTCATCCCAGCGGATATGGTAGTACCAGCGTACACCCAGGGTTACGTGACGGGGTCAGCTGATCTGAACGTGGTCTTCTACGACACCAACGGAAACAGTATAAGTCCCTTCAGTCTTAGCTACGCAGTGGGTTTTGTTTCAGGGGACGACTTTTCCGAGTTTCACCCCATAGGCAATGAGGAAAGGATTCCTGCAGAGATCAGGACAGGTAGGTTCCACCCACACTTCCAGATTGGGGACAAGTGGGTTACAGGCAATTACGAGATATTGTGGAAGTACCGTGTGTCAGAGGATTCCGAGGAAGAGACCAAGAAAACTTTGTTTGAGGTTTGTTCTGCGGGGATTTACGATCACGGCGTTTCAGAAAATGTTGGATACTTTGATGTACAGGCCACCGTAATAGTGGTAGGAGATTAATCATGGCAGATAAACCGGTTAGCGTGGAAAGAGCTGAGAATTACCTGGGGATACTGGCATTGGCGAACGACTACGCCAATGGTAAGGAAATAAAGGGTTTAGACATTTTCTTAGGCCGCACAGTTCGAGGTAAGACGAAGATCCTTTCCCAGAGGATGGAGAATCGTCCTTCCAAGATGTTGTCTGATGCCGTCCGCGGTAATATTGAAAGGGCCCAAAAAGTCATCGACGCCTACGACTCCAATGCTAACAAGCCCGTCAGCAACCAAGTACCTATTATGGCTTCCAGTAACGAAGTGACTCCCGAGGACGCCGCCAAGGTAGACGGTGACATCATCAAGGAAGTTCCTGCTTTACAGAAAGTGGCGTCAGACATCGATCCCAAAAAACTGATGGACAGCCGAGAAGGTGATAGGGTAGAGGACGAAATAAGCAAGCGAAAGATCCTCCCAGGAAACATGCACACAGAAATGTCCCGCATGCTGGGGGGTACACAGCAAGTTAAGGAAGCAAGCCTGGATGAGGACGATGCTGCCAAACTTTCAGGGTTGTACCGCTAGGGGGTGACCGATGAGCGTAGCTTTTAAAAAAGGGCAGACCCTAGGTCCAGAGGATCTGAAGATAGCCATACGGAATGCCCAAGGGGTCCTCACGGATCCTTACGCTATCACGTACTCTTTGTTCGATTACACCACTGGCGTAGAAGTTCTAATAGGTACTCCCAATCAGGTTCCCGCTTCAGTGGGGATTGGGGAGTTTTATGTCCAGACGACTCTACCGCTCGATTCCAACATAGGCGATTGGATCGTACGTTGGAATTTTAAAGAATCCGCAACCTCCTCTATCACACAAGCTGTTCAAGAATTCAATGTGGTTGGGGATAACGTAGTTACCAGTATCGGCACGGGGAATCCTGCGTCTAGTGACGCGATGCTGATTAGGCGTCTACGTATCATGCTGAGGGATAATAACCCTGACCGCAACTATAGATTCCGTCCCCCGTCAACTGAAAAATTTATCCAATCCCAGACTGAAGTGTTCGGGTACATTTGGGAAGACGAGGAATTGTACGAGTATCTCCTCATAGCGATCGACATGTACAACGCTGCTCCTCCTGTGACGGACATTACTGTACTCAGTATGCCCAACCGGTGGCGATCCGTTATCCTCATGGGAGCTTGTGCTCAAGCATGTAGGTCAGTGGCAATGAATTGGATCGCGGACGAGTTCAACTACTCGGTGAGCGGCGTATCCCTGGACTTGGAAAAATCATCTAAGTACATGGGCATGAAAGAGAATTATGAAGCAGAGTTTGACAAGGCTCTGGAGCAAGCAAAGCGTAGCATTAAAATCGTTAAGGGACTAAAACAACCTCGCTTCGGCATCGGTGTTTCTTCTGCCCTGGGACCGTTCAATAGAGTCGGTACTCAATCCAGAAGTAACTATGTTGGCGGCGGTGGGTATTGGTCCTAAAGGAGGCCTTCTCATGGCTTTAGAAGTAGAAGAAATCGACTTAACCCCATACAGGGTGGCTGGAAAAGTAGCCCTTTCGTTCACTCCCCTGAACCCGTCAGAGGTGGCGGTGGACCCCCTAGGTGGTCCTGCCCAGGTCTACGGTGTAGACTTCCTGGTGGTTGGGAACGAATTGGTATGGACCGATGGGGCTATACCTTCATCTGATATTAACGAAGTGCTGAACGCCCCTCACGACGTTACAGTACGAGTACTGTACGAGAGATAAAAGTAAATGGCAGATTACAGCTATAGCTTACCGGCAGGCCAACCTGAGAACTTTATGGTTGGGACTCTTGACGCACCCGGGAACGGTACCACCGCTCCTACTTACGCTATAGTGTCTGGCAATACCAATAATTCTTTTAAGATTGGTTCGTACGACGGGGTTCTGGAAGTTAACGTGGACACCTACGATGAGGAGTCCTACCCTATGACCCTGGGTATCAACCGTACTGATGATGCTGGGACCCTGGGGTACACAGTCCAGATTGACATAGTGGGGTTGCTACAGACTAAGACTCCGACTATCTACGTGGATCCAGTAAACGGAAAGAACTCCTATCCCGGTACCATGAGCTTTCCCGTTTCTTCTCTAGACGTGGCCTTCCTAAGAGTTATGGGGGGAGGCGCCGTGCTTTTGTATACGGGTAATTATGGTTCCCGTTCTTTCGGTACCAAACCCTGTACTATAAAAGGTTTGTCAGGTAATACCCCCGTCCTATCCTCGGTAGAACTGCTCGACGGTTTCTCATACGTACTGGACACTCTGACCTTTAGCACTGAGGGTGTGCAGGCGGTCAATGGGTCAGGTAACCGTATAGGGTCAATCATGATCCGGAATTGTGACTTTGGTGGCAGTAACGCCATCATCATAACTTCCTACCTCTACGTTTCCATTTTAAGGAATACTGTACACTCGACCAACATAGGTGTTTCCCTAAGTGATGTAGAAGAAGCTACCATCATGTCCAACACCATCTATGGGGACGGGTACCCAACCAATTTTGGTTTAGTCACTAATGGGGTCACCCGTATGGAATTCGCCCACAACACGGTGGATTCTGTGGGTGAGCTCAACATAGATGACGTGGGTTCTGTTGCTTCCTACGGAGTGCTTTTCGTACCGGTAACGCCTGCCTTGATCATAAGTAAAACCATAGGACCCTTTCCTTACCCCTTCGTAACGGACGGTCTCGGTAACTACGCGGTGGCAATTAACCTGACAACTGGGTCAGCCTGTGATTACGGTGTTGACTTCACCGTAACCGGGGGAGACACCGTATCCATCCTGAGTGGTTCCGTGGACCCCCTCAACCCATACCTGGGGGATGCTATGGAGGTGGGGGACTACCTACGGGTGCAGTACGAGTTGCAAGGAACAGCTGGCGTACCCGGCTACTCCAATCTGGATTCTAATTTCTTCACCAACGTAAATACTGTAAACTTCACATCGGGCCTACTGGCAAACGTAAGGTACAACAATGTGTACAATACCGCTGACATGGCCCTTTTCGTAGGAATCCTGGGCAACCGGGACGACGATCCCTTGTTTGTGGGGTCAGGGGATTACAACCTAACCGATCCCTCGCCAAGTAGAAAAACGGCTAACCCCTCTACCAGTTATACAAGCAACAAGATTGCACCGTACCCTCAGTCTCAGGATAGGGTAGGAGCTAACAGAGCGTATAAGGGGGAAGGTTCTGATATAGGTGCCTTAGAAAATTTGTCGGATGTTAACGGACGCACTGAGGCCGAGTTAAACTTAGGGCAACAGGGTTACGATGTTGTATATGACGGGGATTCCGACAGACCACTCCGACGCCTTAGTAAGGCGATGTCTGATGTATCCAGCGACCCCGTACAATTTGATCTAGGGAGCACTACAGCGAAGGTTTCCGATCGCAAAATGTACTTCGACGATCACGGGTTGGAATTGAACAGTGCCTCTGTTTCTGTGTCTAACCCCCAGGCCGCTACGCCTTACGTGCTAAAAAGAGATTCCGCTTTCGTACAACCCTTTGACCAGGCCGCTTTCGAGGGGGTGTCTGCCTACGTAGCTATGGACGGTAGTGACACCGACGGAAACGGCTCATTTGCGGCTCCTTATCGGACCATAGACAAAGCCCTTAGCACGATAGCGACTGTTATTTTTGTTATGGCCGGCAGCTACCCTCTGTTCACGGGTGTAGCCGGTAAAAAAGTAGTGTTCGTGCCTCGGAATGATTTTTACCTACTGGGTGGGTTCATGAACACAGATTTGGAAGGATCCTCGTGGCAGGTAACTGAATCCCTAGATTCCACCTATGCTTTTGCTGTGGGGCTGTTTACAGTATCCCACCCCTCGGGGGCTTAACATGTTTGCCATGAATTCCGCTTACACCTTGGAGAACCTGTCCGCCAAACCTTCCCTGACCGGGCAAAGGGGTATTAGTGTTTCTTTCACTGTGACTACAGGGTCGGTACCCTCGGACTACACCGTCATCCTAGCTAACCCCTTCAACAAGGTTTATTTTAGACGGAATCCTGAAAAAGCCTTGGTGGCCATCTCTACGTATAACCTGACTAGCGGTAATTTTGATCCGAGCTTAGTGGGTGTAGGAAGTTGGGCAGGGCAACAGGAAACAGTAGCTTTAACCGCACCCTACGGGGAAGCAAGGGTAACCTTTGAAGTCAAAGGGAACCACGCCTACGCATCGTTAGCCGTAGCGTCTAAAAGGTACGATGTGTCCTATGATCTCCCAGTACTAAGCACTTCTGTAGACGTAAATAACGATAGGAACGTCAAGGATTGGAAAGTATACGTGGAGAGCAGGCCTGTTAGTGGACAGGTTTCGGACACTAGCATGACCAAATATGTGGTAACAGCGGACTCCAGTACGGCAGGAAGCGTAACTGTGGAATACATAACGCTCACCGCTACGAACATCATCAATAAGTACGTGGAGATAGCAGACAGCTATGCTACGGAGGTGGCTGCTAATTTGGCTCAGGCCTCCACCATGCAACAGGGTGTAGATTTCGAAGTGATTGGGAATCGCCTAACGTGGGCGGGGTATGCTATGGACATACCGTCCTTAGTGGAAGGGATGACCCTACGCATCATTTACTATTCTGGCACCTACGGAGCTCCCTACTACCAAAAAATAGGTAAGAGGGTTGTGGGTATAGGTGGCCATGGCGAGGTGACCAATGGATAACACCACTAGTAACATTCAGGGGCAGGGCAGGCCTTTATTCAACCTACCCTACAGAAGCGGCGACGATAAGCCTAAGTCCTTACCGCTCCCTCCCCGCAGTGTCAACGTAACGAGCCCCTACCTGATAGGGGTCATAGATGTACGTTGGGATAACCCCGCAGCATACTTTCAAAACAACGGGCTTCAGGTACTGGGTGTAAACGTGTACAGGGCGCTAGACGCCCCCCAAGGAACATACGAGCTCGCTACCCAGCAGCCCATATCCAGTTTGAGCTGGAGAGACCAGACCCAAGAAGTTTTGGTAACTCAGGAAGATGCCCTGTCTCGATTGAATCCCGGGGAAAATGCTGAGAAAACTTGGTTTTTCCACACATCTCACAAGAAGGTGATCCATCCTGGTAGTAATGACCTAAAGGCCACAACCGTACAGGATGTTTTGGTGGAAGTGGATGCCGGTGATGGTATGGGTTATGTCCCTGTGATACCTTGGAAAATATATGCGGACGAGGGTTTAATATTCCTGAACACGAATAGGACCTACGACCCAGTCACTAACTCCTATAAGAAACCTGTCCTACCCGATTTGCTTTCTGGGGGCATAAGAGTGACCTACTACTACCTGAACGGTCTAATTGCAAACGATATGAGCCGCAAGATCTACTACAAGGTAACAACGGTAGCTCATGATTTTGATAAGAACGAAGACATTGAGACACCCCTGAGTGAGTGCGAAGCCATAAGCCTATACGACATGGAGAAGATCGATTGGATCTGGGCAGAGGCCATTCGCAGGAATCACTGGCTTTTGGAGCAGACAGGGGACAGGGTCAAACTTTTCCTAAGGAAATGGAACGGCCAAAGATGCAGTTGCTACAACGATGTTTACGGACGCTCGAAGGGCGTGGGTACAGACCGGAGTTGCATGATCTGCTACGGCACGGGGTATGTGGGAGGTTACGAAGGACCTTTTGACATAATAATCGCTCCCCCTGAGACGGAGAAAGCCGTAAATTTGATGGACGCAGGTCTCCATATCACATACGATTGGAATACCTGGACTGGGCCCGAGCCCCTTCTGAACGACAGGGACGTCATAGTTCGATCCAACAACGATCGATTCTATGTAGTGAGGCCCAACCCACAGGGATCTCGCGGCGCCACCTATCAGCAGCACTTTAGCTTGTCCCAGATAGACCAGACGGACCCCGTGTATTCTGTCCCCATCAATGGTGGCCAATTGTATGTGCCCGCAGGGTGGAACGCCTACAGAGAGGATAGGCCTTCGGACGCAAGTCCCCAATTACCTATCAAGCCAGAGAGCATCCCGGGGACCGTACCAATAGGCCGCACAGTGACCTTTGAGAATATTACGGCGTAGGGACGGATAATCTTCTAATCCTTGTGCTCTTATTTCAAAACCCGCCGTACAGGTTTTTGTTTTCCTCGTACGGTTATGTTGCTAGACCTAACGTACTGGAACAGGAGAAAAAGGTATGCCACGAATCATCACTGCCGCCGAACACCTCATCAAGCTCGCTGAAGACTTGGAGAAAGAAGCTGCCGAAAAGACCATTTTTGCATGCGGCGGCTGTGGGCACACTGCCTCGTTGAGCGAAATCAATGCGTCCATCCACAGCCATGCCAGCAAAGTGGCCTCTGAGGGTGGGACATTCAACGTCGAAGCTGCGCTTGTGACTGTCAATGACAAGGTTAAGTGTGCTTCCTGTAAGCAGAGCTCCATGTCCTACGTAGCCACTCCCGACAGCGAAAAGTTCTACGTGGACGTTGCCGAGGCTTCCGAAGAAGGCTCCAAGGAAGACGAAGGTGCCATGGAGGCTCAAGCTGCCATGGAGGCACAGGCGGGTATCCTAGACAAGGTCATGAACGGACTTAAGAATGTTTCCAACATCGCCACCGGTAAAGTGGACGTGGGTGAAGACGCCAAGCAGAAAGCACTCCGGGCTGTGAAGGTACTGGACGAGCATGCTGTTCGCGCACGTGACTTGGAACAAGCCCAAGCCATCCTTAAGGATGTCCATCCTCACGATTTGGAATTCATCTTCGAAACCAATTTGTCTCCTGCGGACATGGAAACCAACCTACGCAATTTCAAGACCAAGTACGGTGATGCTAAGCACAACGACTTGCAGGCTATGGTCTCCATGCTGATGCCTGAGCCCGACGCCTCTCATTTGGCAGGTGCTCCTGTTAAGGCAGCTTTGGCCGCACTTCTTCTCACTATCGGTGCTTCTTTTGCAGGCCAGGGTAAGAATGTTTCCATGCTGGAAAAATATCTCCCAGGCGCTACCCAGGCTATCGAAGTGGTGAACGAAATGGCTTCGGCTCCTGTCCACCAGCTTCCTTCTTATGACCAAACGGTTCAGAACGAAGACGGTACTTCCTCCAAAATACACGTTCCTGGTGCTGATGAACTCAGTAACCAAGGGGCACCCCGCGATGTGGCACAGGCTACGCCGGCACCAGCCAGCAAGTCTGCGCGCATCAACCAAGAAAAGCTCGCTGCCTACTTGGGCTAATCCATCCGAAAGGCTATGCCCGCGGCCTAAGGCGGGCTTACTATAAAAAATGATAAAGGTAAGAGGAATAGATTTCCGAACTGTGGAATTACGGGACATAGCAGACAGGGTCTACTATGGTCAAGAAAAGATTTTTTCGGATAACCAATATAATTCCTCCCCCGAACTCAAAAAGGCCATAGAAGCTGGAAAGCTTTTTGTGATGGACCACAAGGTCGAGAGTTATCCTGGGTTTAAGGCCCCCGTACAGAATCCAGAAGTGGTGCAACCAGCGGTCCCCGTAGATGATGGGAAGATGGACGCAATCCTGGGAGTAATTAGAGAGCTCAGTGATAAGGTTGCTGTTATACAGCAAAAGAGTGGTCAAGAAGTAATGCCCCCTGCAGCCACTCCCGCAACCGGTACAGGTGTAGAAACTGCCCTGCAGTCCCTGGCTGTACAGGTAGCTGGTATCCAGGAGGCTCTCAAAAATAAGAATGACATCTCCTCATCGGTGGTCGAACAACTGGATCGCGTTGAAGAGTCCGTCAGGGGTATAACCGTTTCAGGGGCAGGTGTACGGTCTGTAGAGACCAAGTCTAGCCGGAGTACGGTGGGTGAAGAGGTCTACGTTCCATCATCTTTCCAAGTGGACGACATGACGAATAGGGTGAAGCTTGAGACTAAGAGTCTCGGTCAGGGAGGAACTGTCAATTCTTCTTTGGCAAAACTACGAGAACTTAACAAGAACAACAATCAAAAATAGCAGATAGGAGGCCATTATGGCAAAAGGGCTAGACATCGGAACCTGTTTCCTTGTGGGAGCTACCACAACGGATAGCACGGACATGGCAGACGTGAACATCACATCTGTCCGGGACGCTTTTCTTAACATGGACAACGAACCCGCTACTAAGAATATGCTCAAAATGAGCAAGGTGAGTTTCATCGAGAAGGGCGATACACTCTACATCGTGGGCGACCCCGCTCTGAAGATCGCCAACATGATGAAGCGCGAAGCACGCCGTCCCCTATCTAAGGGAGTCATTTCCGCAGGCGAGAGGGAAGCTGAGAATATCCTGTACATCCTTCTTAAGGAAGTGGTGGGGGATCCCGCGCAGAAGGGGGAAGTATGCTTCTACTCCATCCCAGCGGCTCCCGTGGACGCGGAAGGCGATGTAGCCTACCATGAGGCAATTTTTAAGAAAATCCTCGAACAGATCGGGTACACCGCACAACCCATGAATGAGGCCACCTCTCTGGTATTCTCTAACTGTTCCGATGAGGCCTTTACCGCTTTGGCCACAAGCTTCGGAGCAGGCATGGTGAACTCGGCCTTGGTTTACCAGACCATGGAAGGTATGAAGTTTTCTGTGGCTCGGTCGGGGGACTGGATCGATGAAAATGCAGCCAGGGCTGTGGGCATGACTGCTTCGCAGATCATGGCCATTAAGGAACGCGGCGTGAACCTTTTGGACCCCACCGACGGAGATCCCAAGCATTTACGTGAGCGGGAAGCCATTATCGTCTATTACAAGAATCTCATCAAGTATGTGGTGGATAACATCAAGAGGGAGTTCCGTAAAACGGAAAGTGCCGTACAAGTGGATGAGCCCCTACCATGGGTTCTTTCTGGCGGTACTGCTAAGGCTAAGAACTTTTTGGAATTGTTCCAAGCCGAGTTCGACAAGGTCACTGACTTCCCCATCCCTATTTCGGAGATACGCTTGGCCAACGATCCTTTGAACGACGTTGCCAAGGGACTGCTCATCGCGGCAATCAATTTCTCGGAGTAATCCAACCGGTCTAAACTTTAAGTACCCCACTTCCTAAAAGAGGTGGGGTACTTTATTAAAACACCACAAATTATTTGAGTCACCCTCTGAAAACCCCATAATATTCTAATCGCTCGCACCCCTTTAAAGTAGGGCCCATGGAAAATAAGCTATACAGTGCCATAAAGCACAGGATGTTTGAGGAGATGAATCTATCGATTCAGCGCCATCCTACGTATGCCCACGGGACGAAAGCCTACAACAGACTTCATATGGGTAAGGAGAGACCTCAGACAGGAGTAGTCCTGCAGAGCGTGTCCTCTTCCCGCATAAACCTAAGCCCCGACGATTACATAGGGGACCTGTGGTCCCTGGTAGCTTTGACCAGGGTAGGAAACTATCCGGGTTCCACCATCGAGTGGGTGTGGGAAGACGCCTATAATCTGACACCTTACGTCGAGAAAGAAGATGTGTCCAGCACTCTGGATCCTTTGACTCAGCGAACGGTGACTGTGGCTAACGCTCCCATCGCAGCCGGTAATCAAAACACGATGCCTGCTACCAGCTTTGGACAGGTAAAGTTGTATGTAAACGGTGTTCCCCTGGATGCCGCCGGAGTGGATGCCGCGAGTGGACAGATCCGTTTACCATACTCAGCTTCCTCCACTGATAAGATTGAAGTCTCCTATTACTACGTGGATGTGGATAAACCCGGTTACTACTTCATAGAATTTGATGCGAACGACAACTTTATGATAACCCCGATGTACTCGGAGTTCAATGAAGTTTTGATAGCAAAGACAACTGGTGTGGAAGTTAACGCACAGCTAACTAATAGCCCCGTACTCTTGGATTACGTCCTCAACCTAACCACCAAGAAAAACTTCAACTCCACTTTGATCTACCTGGACAGAGGCGTCGACTACGACGTGGATGAAACCGGTTTGGTCACTTTCCTACGCCCCCTGCAGACGGGCACCACTGTTTACGCATCCTATAGATGGAGAGGTGAGGACAGAGGTCCTTTCCCGGTAAAGGATGAGTACCAGTACATAGACAGCGCCATCAAAGGTGTAGTGCTTTCTGTGGGTAGCCGTAAGCAGGCAGGGGACAAGCAGGTAGTGGTTCTTAATCCCCAGAGGGAGCAGGTGGCCAAAGTGTATGGCGGCCACTACATAATGAATTTAGAATGGAAGGTTTTTACTCGGGACCCAATGTCTACCGAAGAATTGACTGACCATTTGATTTCTGACATTTGGGGAAACCGCAAGGAACCCCTGCGCTGGGAAGGCATAACCATCGAGGCTTGTGATGCCACAGGCGAGATGGAAGAATCCTACGACGATGCCACCCAGGCCGTGTACTTCCAAAACACCATATCCATGGAAATAATGACCGAGTGGAAGAAATTCGTTCCTTACATACTGAAGCTGGCTAAGTACCGTGCTAAGGTGTCAGAGGGACGAGTGGTTCCAACGGACGTCAAGGATAGCGTGACTGCTGTCAATCCATCGGTGTGGTTCGAAGAAGAGATGTGGGTAGACAATAAGCCCTTCCAGGTTATCTACCCAAAAACAGCATATCCAAGATTCTACTAGATAGGAGAAAACCAGATGCCATTATACCAATACAAGTGCTCCGGCACTAAGTGCAACCACAATTTCGAAAGAATGGTTGCGATGAACGAAAGGGATGACCAGGGGTGCCCCCTTTGTTCTGGAAAGGCCGTACGTAACGGATTTTCGGGATTTTCCGTAAATACCCCACTGGATTTGAAAACAAAGAGTCCCCACACGAAGAAAGAGATCGACAGGGTAGTAGGTGAAGACGCTGATAAGAAGTGGCAAGCTTTCGAGAAGAAAACGGCTGAGAAGATCGCGAAGGCCGAAGAAACAGAAGGCGCCAAGATTGTTACCGTCGCTGTGAAACCCGGAGAGAAGTTCAATCCAGAGGCTATGCTGGGTGATGCCAACCGCAGAAAAAGATCTGAGATATACTCAGAAGCTGTGACTGGTCATCAGGATAGCCAAAGAGCCCTAGGACGAGATCCTAAAGCTTGGGATAAGACTGGTTTCCGAGAAGTAAAGATTTAGTCAGAACCCTATAATCTTTTAATCGTGAGTTGACTCAGAAGAAATTAGTCATTCTGTGGTACCTGGCTATAGGGTACGAACCGGAGTACAAAAGGCAGCAGTTTTTATAACTGAAGGAGACATAGCATGGCCATAGGACCACTAGAACAATTTGTGTTCCCCGGGACCTACACTAGGACCCTCGTGGAATCACCCACTCCTACAGCTGCAGGCAGTCTGCGTTACCCAGCTATTATTGGTGTAGGTCAGGAAGAGGAAAGAGTTGAATCATTCGAAATGATTCGAGGATCTTCCTCCACCGCTGACAATCTGATCATGGGTGAACTCGCTGCCTCCAACGGTAGAGGTAATGTGTTTGATGGCGTTAATGTGCAAGTCGGCGCCAAGCACTACCCTCTCGTCAAAGGCGATGGACAGGGTACTTTTGCTACCGAGCCTAGCCAGGTAATCGTTCAGGTTAACGGTGAGAACTCACCGGTCCAAAGGATTGACGCTGTTAACGGCTTGATCACTCTGGTTAACCCCCCTCAGGAAGGCGACCTGGTAGTATTGAACTACTACTTCAAGCGCCGCGACTCCTACAACGAAGCCGAAGACCTTACTGTACAGGCGGACGGAACTACTCGCCAGTTCAAGGTGAAGGCCGCTCGCATCGTCAAGGGTGATAACGGTGGCGCAAGCGCTACTAACTCTGACATTGGCGCAAGCGCCTCTACCGAGTCCAACGGAAGCATCATCACCGTACCCGTCCTTCTCGTAATGGTTGACGGTGTGGAAGCATCTGTTGAGTCCATCAGTGGAAGCACTGGTGTGTTCACTCTCGTGTCAGCCCCTACCGCTGGAGCTGAAATTCTCGTAAGCTATTTCTCCAACGATTACCAAAACACGTACGATATCTTGCCAGCCGCTTTGGTGAGTAGCATCGTTCGTGCAGGTTACGACGCCGGCCGCACAGACTTCCTGAACGGAAGAGACTACGTATTGGCTAACGGTAACGAAATCCATTGGGGTAACTCGGCTTCCGTCGAAGCCGGTGACACCACTGTGGGTTCCACTGAATTCGGAGCTAACCAGATTTCCGCTGTCATGGTGGACTGGCGCTACTACAAGGCTTCCGTGGGGACCGGTAACGGCACCACAAAGTCCTTCACGCTGCCATGGGTACCTGTTAAAGGTGACGGAATGGGTAACCCCATTTCTGATATCGGAAATGGCACCCCCGAAACTTACGACGACCTTACGGCCTATGTGGGCACCACCTTGGCTACCGCTGTAGAAGCGGTCATCACCAAGTTGGACGGTAAGACCATCACTCTGCAAACGGCTCCTGCTGTCGGAGAATATGTTTTCGTGGACTCCTACGTGAACATGTACAAAGATGACACCTGGACAGTAACCAACTCCGTGGCTGGTGCCGCCGGAGTAGGTAAGTACACTGTTCGCGGAGCTACCAACGGAAACGTGTACCAGGTCAGCTTGGATGGTGCCAGCACATCCACTGCTACCTTCCTGGACTCAGGAACTACCAGTTGGGATGACGCTGCCGGTTCTGCCAGCAACGCATATATTGCTCCTTCGCGCTCTCGCGGTAATGAAATCGTTACCGTGACCGTGGATGCCGGTGGTGATTTTGTGGTTACCTCCAACGTCGCCACCGGCACTGGATCTGGTTCCATCAACACTGGTACCGTGGGTCAGACTTATGTGGACACCATCACTGGATTCACCTTCGCTCTGGAATCCGCTACTGCCGGAACCTTGATCTTCAACGTGACCAAGGATTTCACCGTAGGCGTGAACTACGAGCTGGGTATCCCTAACCTTCGCTTCAATGTGGAAACGACTTTGGGCGTGGCTGTTTCTGACACCGCTTTGCTCAAAACCTACAATATGAACTACGACGAAGAACCTGGCGTGGGTGACGTGTACTACGTGACTTTCGACAAGGTGAAGGTGGACTTTACTACCAAGTATGTCACAACCTTCCCTGAAGTGACTCGTCTGTTCGGTCCTTTGGCCCAGAACAACCCTATCGTTATCGCTGCCGACTTGGCTTTCAAGAATGGTGCTCAAGCCCTGGCTCTTAAGCAGGTGCAGAAGGCTCCTGACAGCAACGATGCTTCTGTAAACAGTTACATCGCCGCCATCGACGAATTCGACGAACCCCTTTCCAACAGCACTCGCCCCTGCATCCTTCAGGTGGTTACCTCCAATCAACAGGTGATCAACTACCTGAAGAGCTCCAACGCTCAGCAGACCAGCATCCGCTTCAAGAACGAAAGGACTTCCTACTTTGGCTTTGCCTTGGGTACCACACCTGAAGCAGCCATTGGTTACGCCAAGGCTCTTCGTACTGAACTCCTCACAGCCATCTACCCTGACGGAGCGGTTATTACCGTTCCTGATGAAAACGGTAATGACCAGGACATCCAGGTCGGTGGGGAGTACATCGCTTGTGCCATGGCTGGTGCGGATGTATCCCCGTCTCGTGACGTGGCTACCCCTCTGACCAACATCGATTTGGTGGGTATCCTCCGTCTGGCAAGAGCCATGACCTTGGCCAACGCTTCCCAGGTTGCCCAGGCTGGTATCACCGTGCTGGAAAACAAATTCGGCGTCATCAAAGTTATGATGGCACTGACCACTGATCTGTCCTCTCCTTTGACTCGTGACCCTCGTATCATCTCTGTTAAGCACTTCGTGCAGCAGGGTGTCCGTAGGACTTGTGACGTGTTCATCGGTAAGAAGATGATCAATGGTCTCACCAACGACATCGAAAAGAGCCTGAACAGCTACTTCAGCTCCTTGAAACTCCTCAATCTGATTGGGGCTTTCCAAGGTATCAAGGCTGTGGTTGACGATGCCGACCCCACTATCATCAATGTAGTCGTGTACTACCGTCCGATTTTCGGATTGAACTGGATCACTGTAACTCACTACCTGAGAAGCACACTGTAAGGAGAAACAAAATGCAAGAACAGAAGGTAGCCCTCATAGGTCTTCTCAGGCAAGCATCTGAGATTATCACCCACGAAGCCATGGCCACGGATATCAATACCGCGGCTGAGGCTCTCCATCAAGCTTCGGACGAGAAGTTTGCCAGTATGGTGAACTTGGACTCCCTGGCCAAGCTTGCCTCTACTTTGCCTAAGGATCAAACTCCTGACGGCGAAGGCGTCAAGCAAGGCACGGAGCAGACCGCTCCTGAAGCTTCCGGTGCCAAGGTCGAAACCAATCAACTTCCCGATGTCGCTGAATCCCTGGATTCTGACATGGTGAAGAAGAGCGACGGACCTGTGATCACCATGAAATCTGCTGCGGAAGCTGCAGGCGCCTGGAACAGTAAGGCCGCGGCCGCTGTGCTAGCCAAGCTTGCTGCCGATGCTGGTCGTCCTGATGCTGTCCCTGCGGCTGCTCTCCCTAAGGAACAGATTCCTGATGGAAAGTCCGAAGGTGAAGGCACTGTGACCGACACCCCCGACAATACCGGTGCAAAGCTCCCCAAAGAGCAAACTCCGGAAGACGCTACCGTGATCAAATCGGACATGGTGGCTAAGAGCGATGGACCTGTGGACACCATGGAATCCAAGGCTGCTGCCGAAGCTCCCGCACCCGCTCCTGAGAAGGAAGAGGGGAAGGAAGAGCCCAAGGAAGCTGCTGAAGAAGGTTACGTGTTCGCAGGTATCCAAATGGGTGGAAGTTCCTCTGTGGAACCTGTCCAACTGGAAGCATCGGACAGCGAACTACACGGTCTTTTCAATAACTAAGACCGTTCATCGGAACGTGTAATTGGAGGAGTAACATATGGCTCTGAGAAGTGATCAGGATACCTACGTAGTTAGGAAAGGTGTTTCCCCAAATACCGTTTCCGAGATTTCGTCCAAGACGAAGATCTTCGCGGTACCTGCAGGACAAGAACAAGGGGAAGGGCAGAAGGTGCAGGTCGGTGTGATCGCTGCATTCAACCCCAATGAATCCCGTTCGATCGAACCCATCCGTGGTATCGGTTACGGCGACCAGATCGCTGAATTGATTCCCGGTGTAACTGAACCTATGACCCTGAGCGTGGACCGTACTGCACAGTACTTGTCCAACATGTATCAGGTGTTTGGGTACAAGGGTGGTATCGACGGACTGGTACGCTCACTGAAACATCACCGCTGGCCTTTCGACGTGATCAAGGAAACCGTGTTCTCTGAACTGGTTTCGGATCTGTCTGACGGTAACGGTAAGAGTGGAATGCAGGACGCCACTGGTGAAGATTTTTCGGCTACCCTAACGGTGTTTGAAGCATGCTGGTTCCAAGATTGGAGCACCAGTTATTCTTCCGATGCTGCCTTGGTGCAAGAAAATTGTTCCATGATGGTTTCCGACGTGTACGATGGTACTCATCAGATCCTTACCGATCCTCGCGAGGATACCGGTAACAAGATGATGTCTGTGCGTATGCAAGGCCTAACGGCCTAAGACGTTGACGTAAGACGGGACTGAAGGCCCCGGTGTAAAAACCGGGGCCTTTTTCCGATCCAAGATCCAAAATGAAATAAGATATCGTAGGGCCAAAAGTAGCCTTACCAGCAAAAAGATACCACATGAAAAATCTTAGAACATTCGGTCTTAGTGCTGCCCCGTCTTGCATGGTTAATTGTGCAAATCAAAAACGGACGTTATGTCCATTAGATAGGAGACGGGTAGATGCTGAACATCACCAAGAAAATCAAGGAAGCCTTTCGGGACGATAACCTGAAAGCCACCGCCACCATCAAAGGTGTCGTATTCGGATTTGGCCCCACGTCCAATAGGGATGAGTTTGCCCTAGCTGGTGAATTGTCCCAACAGGCAATCGACCCCAGCGACGCCGTGGCCGCCATAGGTAATATCCGGCTCCGGACCATCGCGTCCATGCTGAAGGCCGTCGATGGCGTAGAAATACCTGAAATCGTGAATATCCCCGCAGAAGGCGATGTGCCCGCCCATACCAAGGAACGGGTTTTGTACCTGTTGGGGGAGATCACAGAATGGCCTGCTTCCCTGGTCACATCCCTACACCTTGTATGCATCGACTTGAAAAAGAAGATCCGTAAGGATATCCGAGAATCCGTAAAATACGAGTGGTTCGGGGAAAATCTTATTGAAAAGGATGAAAGGGACGAGCAGGAGGAAGAAGAAGCCCTTCTTGCTGAAGAGGAAAAAATGCGTCAGGAAGAGGAACGGCGTGTGGAGTATACGGACGATGGTAGTACCTCTCAAGATACTCCCTCCTTCCAGACCCCCGAACCACCCACTCCTACAGAACCAGTGGCATAGCGGAGCTGCCCCATAATGGATGTAGGCCGTGCATACAGGGTTCTCCTCAAAGTCGCTGAGAGAGGGTTTGACACCGTAGGGTTTAACTACGGCGGTCTTTCCCTTATCCTGAAAACTTTGACACCCCATGAGTTGGACATGGCCCGCTACCATTCGTTCGGCAGGGGGATCCTGTGCTTTCGTTTATACCGCATGGCTTACGCTACGTTTATGGCTAACGGGGTAATGACCCTGGAGAACCGCCAGGAGCACGTAGACAGCCTCGTCGACATGTACGGTAGCCTCCCAGTCCATCTGTTCGAAAATGTGGAGGAGACTGCTATTAGGTTGCAGGGTCGCTATAGGCGCTATTGTAATCTAGTGGAGGGGTTCTCATACAGTACACCATCAAGGCTGCTGTGGAAGTCCCGTAGGGGTAGCCCCCTCCTATCCCCAGAGGTCACTCATATCCCCGGCACTTCCACCTTGGGTATACCTGAAAGTGTGGAGGTATGGTCCCTGGTGAATATGAGTTTGGACCAAGAAGTGGAAAGTGATAAGAGAATGTCAAATGCTCTTTTTCTTACCTCTGCCACAAACCCCAAGGGTTCCCAAAAAGTGGGAGCCGGTATCAAGGGTGAAAAAGAGCTTATAGAGAAAAATCGTAGGATGCTTGTGGAGTATGGCTCCGAGGCGCATAAGAGGATCACCAAGGACAAGTCCCTTGACAAGAAAGAGCGGTGGACTGCAAAATTGGATACTGCCAAAGATATCATGGACGAGCTGGAAAGACAGATGCACGGCGTCCAAGATAAGCATGATCTCTTTATCGAGGGTTACCGTGTAAAGCTACGTCGAGAACTTCAGGAAAGAGAAGAGGTCGAAAAGAAGCGTCTGGAAGAAGTTCGCCGCCAAAGGGGCGGTGATCCCCACACCGGTAGTTTCGAAGTGACCCCGGAGGAAATGGAAAGGGTTATGAGGGGTGAGGCGACCCCTATGGGATTGGCGAAGCAAAAGGCTGAGGAGGACAGGGTTAGGATAGCAGCCAGCGAGGTGCCTATCAGACCGGGTGCCACCGCGGTAGTAGGTAAAAGGGTAATAGGAGAGCCGAGGGGCTCTGTGAGGTAGGTTCATAATGGCTTCGGATATGGAAGAAAACACCAAGAGGACCAACGCGGAGTTGGAAAAAACCCTAGAGCTTGAGAAGAAGCTCTTGGATACTGTCCGTGGTCTGAAGAAAGCTCAGCGTGAATACAATGAGGCCACCCAGGACGCCCTGAAGAAAGCTAACGCGAACGCTAGTGATTATGAAGAGACCCTGGAGAGCATTGACGATGCCCTTAAGAAAATACCGAGGACCATCAATAAGGACTTCAATAAGTCCGTAAATGCCTCGGGTGATGCGTTTGAGGACGCCTACGGAAAGAGGGCTCTCAAGACCATCAAAAATCTGCAGAAGGCTCTGGAGAGTGGTGGAGGTCTGTCAGCCGATCAGCTTTTATCCAAAAAAACCCAGACTGAGGTTCTAAATAGAATCAAGGGTATTAACAAAGCCATACACAAGGTCGACAGCGAAGCCATTGGCGCCAAGTGGATGAAGCGGGGCGCCGCGGCCAAGGACATAGGTGGCTCCCTTAAGAGGGGTTGGGTGAATAAGGACCCCAGCGAATGGCGCTCTACTGGCAACATGATGAAGTCCTGGGGACGTCGCCAAAGCCTACTGGGTAGGTTCGCGGGCAGCAAGCCCGGAGCCGGTATAGGGGGCAAGGCTCTGGGCGGAGCCATGAGGATGGGCGGGGGTGCAGCGAAGATGCTGGGCGGAGGATTGGCCGGAGCCAGCAAGGCAGTACCCCTAGTGGGCACCGCCGTACAGGTAGGGTCCATGATCAACGACGCCGTCAACTACGGGAACAATAAGTATACCGGAGCCATGAAGGACTATTCCTCCATGTCGGGTGCCCAGACTAGCGGTACCCAGTTTGTGAAAGAAGGAAAGGAGTTCAACTCCGCTATCCGGGACATACGTACCAATATGGAGCTTGGCATGGATTCCTCGGACTGGAAGTCCATGTTCGAATCCATGACGCAGGGGGGATTGTCCCTTCACGGTGTAACCGAGAAAATGGGGGACTTTGGTGCCACCATGGAAGCTACCCGTAGAACTAGCTTGGCCCTCGGTGTATCCACCGAAGTCATGGGCGAGGCCATGGTGCAGCAGAATCTAGAGATGGGTTCCAGTATAAGCACCATGCAAGAAGGTTTCGAGGAAGTAGCCAAGAGCGCACGCTCCGCTGGAATAGAGTCCAATAAATTTTTGAATGTCATCCAGGCGTCGACGCTGTCCATGGGTACCTATGGTAACTTCACAAAGGCAGCAGCTTCCACTTTGGAGAAATTTTCGAACAATGCAGGTGTGACCCAGAAGGATGCTGAGGAGATGACCGGCGATCTTACCACCTTCTTTAGGGGCAAGGATATAACCGAGCGCATGAAGTTCACTGGTATAATGGGTAAAGGGGCCGAGGAGACGGTCATAGCCCCCGCCCTTCAAGAAAAACTGGACCAGATCAATAAGAAGCTAGCCGGTGGTAACGTAACGGACGAGGAGCGAAGGAAGCTGAAGGGTCAGCGCTCCAAAATCTCGGACGCTCTTAACACACAGGGCGGGGAAAGGTATGGGGCACTATCTAGCGCCACACGCTACGTGGACTCAGTACCTCTTATCATGAAGGCTCTTAAGAATGTCAAGGGCCAGAACGGTCAGTCCATGGAAGAGTACCTGGGCAGTTACGGAGGTTTGGTGTCCGCACAGGGTCTGGGTATGAGCGAGGACATGGTTGAGAAACTGAAGAACGCTATTCAGGGTGATAAGGCCCAATTGGCCCCCGTAGTGGGTAAGCTGAACGATTACATGAAAAATGCTGTGGGCGGTGGAGATGCCACTAAGGACCAGAAAGAAGGTTTTAGGCAGCTTATGGACACCCTGAGTAAGGGACGGGACATGAGCCAGTTCGAATCAGACGCCGCTAAGAAACAGATGACAGGTATCCTTAAGGAACAGGGTGTAAACCCGGACGACATTAAGGATTTCATATACATGTTGGAAAAGGACTCCAAGTCCCTAGGTGAAACATTCTCGGGTCTTCTCACTAAAAATGAGGGACTCTTTGCTAAGGGTAAGAATTTGGTGGGCGCCAGCTCCTCCGCTATTGCAGAGAAGCAGCTGGAACGCACCGCAGATAGCTCTTCGGGTATGTACAAGGATTCTGTAAAGAACCAGAAAGCCCAGATAAAGGCATTGACCCCGTTGGAGAAAATGTCTGGTATAACCAAGGAGGCTTTGGAGTGGCAGATATTCTCTTCGGATAAAGCTGAAGCATCCTACGCAGCGTCCCTGGCTATCAAGAAGGGTGTGTTTGGTATTCTAGACTTTATGACTCGAAGCGAGAGGGACGACTTTGAAGCTGCAGCATCGGAGCTAAAGGAAAGTACGGCTAGCTTTGAGGAAGCCAAAAAAGACCAAATGGCCGTAGCTAACATGACGAACGCCAAAGAGGCCATGGCTAACGCAACCAATGGGGCAGACAAAGAAGAAATCCTGGCTAAGTCTAAGTACAGTGTAGCACGGTTACGGGCTATGAAAGAAGGGACTACGGTAGACCAGGAAATGGATAAGATGAAATTGGGTAGCGGTGACGCGGACACTCAGTTCAAGACCCTAATGGAAAAATATGGAGGCGACCTCGACCTTACTCGCCTAGGCACCAAAGCCGATAAAGGGGTTTACGATTCTAAGAGGGCTATAGGGAAAGCCCACTCACGTGTGGCTAAGGAACTGGACGATCTGGACCCTGACCAAAGGGCCGCTGCGTTCCGCGACCGTGGTAAGGATTTGATAGACTCCGAGAAATACTTCAAAAACAAAACATTCACTGCGTACGAAGCTAGCGGTGCAGCTGCCGAGGGTGGAGACGTGGGTCAGCACAAGACGACAGCTGGAGGTGGGAAAGTATACACTGTGAAGAATTTGTCTGTTACTTTTAACAACTCCAACGACGTAAAGGGTGACCTAGATAAGGTCAACTACGTTGAGAAGCAGGAAGAATAGTGGCCACAAACGAGACAACATTCCCCCAGTCTACACTAGACTTCTCCACGGGGCCTAAGAAACCAAATCCCGATACCGTCTACGGTAACGTGAGCGGGGACTTCTATTACCTAGCCTGCGTCCGTGCTGAGATAGAGGACGCTATCACAGTGGCCACGGAGTCGCCCGAGGTAGCCAACATAGCCTTCGCTACGAGTGCAGCCACCAACATCGTTTACGATGCTTCTGACCCTGGTGCCAAGTTTTACCTATCGGGTAAAGGCGTGGAGATACCCGAGGGCAAATACGGTCCAGACAACCTGCTAAGGCTGTCCCAGCTCGACCAGTATGACGAACTTCGCGGTATAGCGAACCCTTCGGACTCCTCTGACCCAGTGGGCCAGGGCAGGAACAATCTGCTGGCTATGCTAAGCGAAACCGACTACTCCGTCCTGGCCGGGTACCAGGACATGATCGCTATGGTGAATAAGTCCATCGATGTCTACATAACCCGCGTACAGAACTTTAAATCCTACACCGCCGCTGAGAAGAAAAGAAGTATCCAAGCTTTGGAAGGCTTGAGGACGAGCTTGCCCCTGACGATACATGCCAACTGTTTCGCCAAGAACACATCCATCGACCATCTGTTTTTGGACAATGTGTCTGTAAAGGCTACCGCGGGCGCTAAGCTGCTGGATAGTTCCCCCACCTACTACCAGGCTGACAGCATGTCACGTCGTAGGCCTAGATCCGACTTCTTCACGGTGGAGATGATAACTCCGTCCTTGGACGGTACGGAACCTCGCCGAGTGGATTTGGAAGCAGCTGAGGGAAGGATCGTCACGTCCCTGCAGCTAAATATGTCACCCGCTTCCTTAGTAATAAATGCTGCCAAAAAAACCAATAGGTACCAAACCCTGGTACGTTGGGTAGAGGAGCATTGGGGCGATGAGATGGATCAGATATCCTTCTCAGGAACCAGCTACGCCTTTATTGATTTTAAGACTGACGGAGGACAGGGTCTGTGCGTAAACAGCAGAAACATATCTGAACCGTACAAAGAGCTTCAGCACTTGGTGGACTTGTACACGACCAACGGCATAGTGTACCAGGACAAAGAAATCCCCTTAAAGAGAGATCCCGACACAGGGTTGCTGACTCCCCTCATACAAAGAAGAACTTTCTTCAACATGGGGGACCCGGCCAATCCCTACACGGTGGGTAACCACCCTAGGGCTGGTATGGCTAATTACCGTTTATACATTCGGATGAGATGCTACTTTGCAGAGTTCATAGGGTACTTTGAATCATTCGATGTTACTGAGTCCTCAGATAAACCATTCAGCTTGAGCTATAACGTGTCGTTCCGCGCCGAACACACAAAGTGGTTGTGAGGGTACCATGGAACGTCCAGTAGATCCTAATTTCGTAGCTAGCTGGCTCAAGGACGATGGCCGCGAGGGCGTCCAGGGGACTGTCAGTAACAATGCCATAAGGTCCGTGGGGTCACGTAAGAACACTCCTGAAACGGGGTACTCCATAACCTCGTCCATCCAGTCTAGGTCTGCCTCGGACATGCTGCCCTTCGAGATACTGGTGTATGTGGCGGGTACGACATCCCCAAGCGACATGGAAGTAAAGCACAAGCTCACAATGATGATAAACCCGTCGGATTTAAACGTGGGGTCCGCACAGGTGCAAAACAGCCAGTACGGACGGGACGGTCACATAAATTCGTTATGGGGGAAGGCCCAGCCAACGCTAACCGGTAACGGTTCGAGTGCCGCCTTTATTAACTTGGACGGGGGCTTAGCTAACACAGCTTTCTCCGGTCAGGGTGTTTCTAAAAAAGACAGCTTAGCCTACGCCAATATGATGTCCTTTGTTTCACTGGTGAGAGGTAATGGGTACAGGCATTTAACCGAAGGCGTGCAGCCTGGTAATTTGGGTATAAAGGCAAACAGCGACAACCCCCTTTTCAGCACCTCCATGCCCACGAAGGAAACACCAGAGGTGGACATACCCGTAAGCACTTTTGCACCGTCGGCGATGCCCACTGCCTTCATAGGCGACAAGCGTACTAGGGTTATTCACGTAATGGACACGTTGGCTATCTCCTACGGAGGAACCACGTACTTAGGAACTTTCAATTCCTTCACCTTAGAGGACGACGCCAGTAGCCCCTTTAGATTTTCGTATTCTTTTGAGTTTGTGGTTTCGGGTATACTTGGTGATAACGTAGAGGGCCATCTGAGCACTGGCACCAACCACTACTCGGGTATAAAGCTTTTTGTACAGGGAGTAGATACGGGAGGGTCCGCCCAAACCCGTATGACTCTGAATTTTAAGGCGGTCAATGAATACCTGAAGAACACGGGTGTAACTCGCTACGCTACCGGAAGCTATCTGGTACCCTTGGTAGAGAACGGCACCATAAGGGCTCTTAGCGGTAAAACCAACCTTGTGGAGCTCAAGACGGAGATAGCTTCCAAGATACCTATACTAGCGGCAATAGTGGCAAAGTACGCCCAGCAAGTAAAAGACCAAGGGTTACAGACTGACGCGGAGATAGGGCACTGGTATCCCCTGATGGTGACCTCGGCCAAGGATGGTACCCATACTGCGACAAACTCTTTGCATTACCAAGGATTAGCCGCGGACTTCCGTTCCAACGGTATGCCCGCTACTACCAAAAAACAGATATTGGGTGAGTTCCGACGGGTTCTGGGTAAGGACTACGACGTACTTTTGCATGGACCCGTCGAGCACTTCCACATCGAATATGATCCCAAATAGGTTTAGTTATGGCAAATAGAAATGACGGCATCTACACTCTAAATGAGTTTAAGAACAAGGGCGTGCTCAAGTTAGCCCCCGACTTCTTTGTGCAGATACAGGGACGCGACGACGCACGGGTGTTGGTCTCCAATGAAACCAAGTCCGCCGAATACACTGTGGTGGACGGGAACAAACAATACACTGGTGGCGCCCAGGGTAATAATGATGCAGGATTCCAGAAGATAAGTTTCAAGTCTGGGATAACCAACATGTCCGTTGGTTTTGCAACTAACCCCGGATCGGGTACATGTTCCTTAACCTATGTTTGCCCTCAGTACCATAGCCTCAACCAGAGCTTCTACATAGATCAACCCAATGGCACCAAGGTTCCTTTCTTTTCCAGTATGATGGAAGTACAAGTCTTTGCAAAGGGACGCTTCATGAGGAAGGACGGAGAGGATCTTGTTCCCGCGTACTACCCCGTGTTCTGGGGTTTCATTACAACAGTTAATGAGTCGTACAACAGCAGCGAAACCACTTTCAACATAACCTGCAGGGATATGTTGGGGTGGTGGGAATACCAAAATGTAAACGTAGTGGCATCCCCCGTAAACGCTCGGTACGGTGGCGGGTCCGTCCCCTCCACAGGTTCCTTATTCAGATTCATGAACCCGTGGGAAATCATGCTGAATTTATTCCAGGAGACCACGTTTGACAACTTTGTTTTCCCTGCACTGCTTAAAAACGGCGTAATCCCCCCTGAAGCTGCTATGCCCAGAGCTGCAAAGTCGGAACCGGGTTCAGACGGTATTTGGGAAATTCTGGGTAAGCAGGTTTTGGCTTCTTGGAAGGGTCGTTACGGTATGGGTACACCTTACTCCTCTAAAAATAAGAAGGATTCTGCTTTTTCTAATTTAGAGATGTTCGGTATCTCCAAGGTATTCCGTTTAGAAGATCTGGCTTCAACTCCGTTTAAAGTAGATTCAGACGAGAGCTTGAAAAAAAGGAAGAGCCCTCTCCTACCAGATACCGAGCCCGGTGGTAACCAAACACCTAATGCTGACGGTAGCACTGATGGCAGTAGCACTCCCAAGAATAGTGGGGGTAACGGGGGAAACCGTGTTTACCAGGTGAAGAAGTTTCAGACACCGTCCCATCGCATAGATGTGGACTTTGCCGCCTTTGGTAGGGTCCTCCCCTTTGGTGCCTTCAGCTCTTACAGCATGGGAACGGAGCCCACCAAAATGACAAAGCTGGAGGTGGCTTCCTATGTGGCGGATAGCATTCATTTCGAATTCTATCAGGATGTGAACGGTATGTTTGTTTTCAAACCGCCGTTCTTTAACATGGACACATCGAACAACCCCATCTATGTGATTAAGGCGGGAGACATAATTAACGCTGATTTTGCTGAGGACTCCTCGCAGATAGTAACCTTTGTGGAGGCCAGCGGTCCTATCATCATGCAGGCCACCAGTACGGACTTCCAGGCCGCTCATGCGGATTTTGGCCTTATGGCTAAGTACGGCATAAGGGAGAGGACCGTAAAGGTAGCCTACGGTAACAACGCCGAAGAGTTGCAAGCTATGGCTGCGGGGGAGATGGCCAAGGCCAATTCTAAAGCCTACACCGCTAATGTAACCATACCGTTTCGTCCCGAAATCAGGATAGGCTACCCCGTGTATATTGATCACTTGGATACCTTCTACTACCTAAGATCCGTGTCCCACTCCATTTCTATGGGTAACACGGCCACTACCACCCTAGTGCTGGAAGCTAAGAGGGTCAGGTTGTACAACGCCCAGGGAGAGCCCCTTAGAGGTTACATACAGAAGTCCTTCGCGACGGCTGAAAGCAAGAAGTTGGGGGATAAAGGGGAGAGAGCTGTTCAGCTGGATACTTTCAAAAAGAACCTCAGTAACGATGATGCCCTACGTTACCAGAATTCTCAGAGCTTACTATCCAGTCAGCAGCTACAGAAGGAAGCTGAGGACAGTACCCAAAACACTACGGATAATAGTTACTTCGAGCAGGCCATGACACCGTCCGAACAGTACTACCAGCAGGGCGGTTTCATATCGTCCCCTACTCCTGGTTTTTACAGGATAGTGGAGTCAGATGCGTTTAAAGCTTTTAGGGTAGTGACCTCAGATACGGCCAAGTCCCAGTCCAACGGGGACCCTACTAAGACAAGAGACTTTTCTGTGGATGTTGCCAATGGGGAATTAACGGAACTCGTACACTACACAGGGGAAACTCTGCCCTACACTGATGTGAATGGGTTCTACCACATTGGGGGATTTCCCTACGGCGCCAACATGGTTCTCAGGTCTGACGGCAACCTACAGAGTACCCAGGACTTTTACGGTAACTCGATGGCGTTTAAGGCTGAGCAACTGGACCAAGAAGGTAAGTCTGGGGATGTCAAAAATATTTCTGCAGACCCTCAAGAAGGGTTATCCACCACGGATGATGCCCATAGTATTCATAACCCGCGGGTTGTTTCCTCCGACGTGGGATCGTCGGTCCAGTCTAAAGGTAAGAGTGAGAGGGACATGGTGGCCAACGTGGCTTCCACCAATAACCCCAAGGCTGCATTCAACCAGAACCTTAATAATCAGGGCATGGACCCCGATGCCATAGCCAACCTAAACCAGAGCGTTAACCAATGAACAGGGCTTCACTAAATTCCACAAATGCAAACTACATGGATAAAAGCCATAGGGGTTTGTACGTAGCCAAGGGTGATAAACCCGCAGAGGTCACTAAGAAAAATCACAAGGAAATTACTTTCCTTGCTAAAGTGACCCAGGTTAACGGTGAAAGGTACACCATGGATGTCATCACCCTGGACAGCGCCCAGGTATTGACAGACATATACTGGATGCCTGCCTATCAGGGCCCCATGGGTTACATGGGTGTGATGCCAGAGGTAGGCTGCCTCGTAGTGCTCTTGAACGGTTCTAAGGGGATTCTGATTCCCATATCCTATTTCATCCCGGACGCAGAGACTGCTTTATCTTACAACCTAGTGGAAAGGTTCCCCGAAAGTGTTTCTGACGAAGCTAACGAGCATACCAGGGTAATGCCGTCACGTATCCGCAAGATGAGATCCGGTGAAGGTAGGTTAGCTTCTGCCCAAGGAGCTGAAATATTCCTCGATGATAGCGTAGAGATCGAAAACCGGGCAGGTAACTCCGTCCGGTTAAGAGCCGGGGACGGAAGTTTTATAACCACTACCCAGCAGAACTACATGTTCACCAATGGTGTGTGGAGATCAGCTGGGCCCATCCAGAGGAACTCGCTAGCAGCTACAGTAGCTGGGGATGCCCCTGGGGGCATAGAAGCTAAGGAAGTTATTAATTCCGATGGAACCAAATCCGTATACATTGGTGGGGATTTTGGTCACGGCGGTCAGGTGTACAACGAGTACCGCCTAGAAGTGGAGGACTCCAATCGCCTCAATAAGCCGGTCAACGATGTAAACGACGGAGAGAACGTAACTCCCCGTAGCCCTCGCGTCATCATGTCGATCGCTAATTACGTGGGTAATGATCCAAACGACATTGAAAACTATGGTAAATTCTTAGCACCTGCCTTCATATCCGAGGGTAAAGGTGACGGGCGCCTAGGGTTTGAAGCATTGTCCCCATCGGGCGACAATGATGATATAGGTAAAAGGGGAGTCGCCTGGTCTTTCCATATACCCGGTAAGGGTTTTTATGGTTTCGACAAACAGGGTGTCAAGTACGAGTACATGAGTGAAGCTCGCGGTACCAACACTGGTGTATCCCAGGTGACTGTAGCCCGTGGAGGAAAACGCGAGGAATGGGGAGCCATACGAGAGGACAACGTGTCCTGGGACCTTTTCACCAAAGGCGGCATACGTTGGGTCATTGGCCAGACGGCCGAGAATCCTGAGAAGAACAAGATACCCCGAAGCATGGAAGTTCGCTACATAGGGAGCACCTATACGGAGCACGGGTTTGATGCCAGCTTCAATCCCAAGATTATCAGGTACCTGAGGGGAAACGATAAGGGTAAAGTCCTGAATAAGCTGGACCTGGCAACCTACCGAAGAGTAGAGCGTGTGGCGGGGCATTCCCGTGATGAAGTGATGGGGAACTCTGAGCATTCCATAGGTGGAGATGAGTTCAAGAAAATATCCGGCTTGAAGTCCACGTCGATAGGTGGGTCCATGAGTGAGTCGTCAACGGGCGATAGGACCATTAGCACTATGGGGGCTTTCTCGGTAAACGCTACCACGGAAATCAAGATCACCTCTGCCCAGCGTACTGAGAAACTTGTAAAGGGTAGCGACGAAAAACAGATTCTATTGGGGGACCGGACCACCGATATCGTGGTTGGTAACTACAAGACCACTGTGGGGACCGGTAACATTGAAAGGCAAGTAGGAGTAGGTGACGTAAAGGATGTCATAGCGACAGGTAACCACTCCACAACGGTAGGAGCTGGTAACTACAGCGTATCCGTAGGTGCCGGGTCTATGTCTCTGTCAACGAGTGGGTCCTTCTCCATATCGGGGACTAGCGTCAACATTACGAGTACGAGCACCTCTGTGGATTCAGCCTTTGTATCGCTGGGTAACCCCGCCACCAGATCTGGTGTCATCACTATGCTTAGCCATAAGGATTACACCACGGGGGCTCCCTTGATACCGTCCCTCACGGTTACGGCAGGTCTGTAATGCCCTGGGTAATCCCGGCAGTAACCAGCAGCATCATGTCCGCCGGATCAGGCTTAGGACTGGTGGGGCCTGATTTTGCCAAAATAGCACAAGCTGTGGCAGTCACCTGCCAGGCGGTTTTCCTCCTACCTGGAACTGTCGTGGTGACCGCAACAGGAGCCGCCGGAGCAGGGGCCATCGCCCCCGGACCTCCGGTTACGGGTATAACCCCGAAAACCATGGCTGATCTCATGTACGTTCGAATGTCCGCTACGGGCATGCTGGGTACTCAAGCCTATAACCAAGCCATGGCCATAAGCACCGGTGTGGTTTCCGGGGTATCCACGCTAGTGCTGACAGGTCCGTGCCCCGGAGTGGGCGCCGGGGTGGGTATGGGTAAGATCGTGGGTTTTAATAATGTTCTATTTAGCACAACCCTCTATACGAACATGGCGTCGTTGGGAATGTTCGGAATCAATGCCATACCCCTGGCTGCAGCAATTGGTGATGGGGTATGCTTGAGCCTGAATGCGGCCGGAACGGTACCTGGGGTACCGATCGTAGGGCCAGCGGGACCTGCACCTGCAGCTACCGTCTTCCCAGCCCAGTTCATATAATAGATGAGGATCACAGTGGCAGAAGACCTACAGAATATCAGTTACTTGGGCAACCTTGACAAGAGGGTGGTTAGAAACGCTAAGCCCGGTAATAAGAACAATCCTGACGCGGGGTTATTTTACATCCACACGGATGATCCTTATGACGACGCTACCCCCAAGGAGTACAGGTTACAGGCGGGTAAGACGGCTAACTTCATAACTGTTTCCTCTTGTACCTTCGTAGAGGGTAGTAAGACGGTAAACACTACCTCTTCATTCTCCACAGTATCCGTGGGGGACTTTGTGCGTCCACAAAGTACGGGCGGAATCCTGTACGCTGTGACTGAGGTTAACGCCTCCTCCATCAAGATTGACAAACCCTTCGAGTTACCCAACACCACGGGTATATGTGAAGTCCAGAAAATAAATTTTGGCAGGGTTCAGTACAGTACCTTGGAGAATGAGGTGGGGACCACGGGTGCAGAGTTCTACTACGACAAGAGCAAGGATACTTGGGAATCCTTACCAGGGTCAAATCCCGACGGACCCTTTGACACTAATTCGGATGGCTCCATCACCCCCATGAAAGATGGTATCAGCGTACACACGCTGGCTAACGATGTCGTGGATGTGCCGGACATGTCCGTAGCAGGTGTGCTCGATAAGTACTTGCCTCTAATTTCCACCGACTCCAACACTGTCCCCTTCTCTCCTGTGCCTAATCCCTCAAACCTGACGGCGCCCCAGGACATGAGCAAGTTTCAAGTGTTTATGAAGTTACCCACGGACGTAACTCAGAAGCTTTTGGTGTACACTCAGGACTATCTTTTGTCGTACACCTCCAGTCCTATGTATGACGGTTACCGACCACTATCGGGCGAGGCGACTAATGCTAACATACACCTTCTAAATGAATTTGAATGCTCCCAGGACATTGCCTCCGATTATGACGGAGTTGTTATTCTTAAGGAAGGGGATTCCTTTGTAACTAACATCTACGAGGATTCCTTGGAAGGTGTGAAGAAAGTGGACGGTGTGGAGACCGCCATCGATCATAAAACGGACTTCCTTACGAACGTCTCCACAGGTGCTACGGTAACCATAGGTCACGCCTCCAACGAATACCCCGTGGATCAGGTCTTTGGATTCTTGGACGCTTTCCCCAACGGGGTGTCCGTAAAGGTAGCCGAAGTGCCCTTGTCCGAAGCCACCGAGTCCTCTTTTGACGGGGCCCCTTCCTTGCAAGAGGGAGTAGGGTACGCTGTCAACGATAACAATGGCGGATTCCTGTTTCTTAG